TGAGCATGGACGGCAACGACATGAAGAAGGCTGCTTCCGTCGAGCCAGTAACCGAAACACCCAAGCCAATTCCAGCCGAAGTCGAATTCATGGAAATGAGCGTTGGAGTGAACGCGCCGGGGGTTAAGCAAACGATTCGCGTAACTGCTGGCGAACGCACACTACTGATGGAACGCAGCAAGCACGATGGCGAATGGTCTATCAGAGAGGCAGAGAAGTACACTGGCGAAGTCAAAGGTAAAACCGCAGTCAAGAAAGGTGGAGAACTAATCGTCAGTGGTATCGTTGAAACCAAGAAAGCAAAGGAGATTGCACAGCGAATTATCGACGGCACTTTCGACAAAGATGCTGACAAGCGGTTCGTTCGAGAGGACACCCAAAGCATCGGACTCACGAACGCTGGTCTTGCTGAATCAATGAAAGGTGCTCTTGGAGGTAAGCGAGATAGTTTCGCCAAGCTACTTCGTGAGCAAGGGTTGGTCACTGAGGGTCGTATTCTCATGAAAGTGAACGACAAAGACCGAGATGCGATTCTGAAAGGAGTCGGAGAGACAGACGAAGGAAGAAGCCTTGATGCTGTTTCGAAGATGATGACCGATGGTCAAAAGGCGCTGAGTCGTTCAGCCAACGCCATGAAACCGATCGGCTACCGCGGCGGCTATCTCACTCCGCGAACTGTTGTGCTTCAAAGTCAAGATGGCGATGCAGCGATCATCGACAAATCTTTGCACGACACGATTCTAAAGAAGTACCCTAATGCTGTGCCTTACTTCCTGGAAGATGGTAAGCCGATATCCTACGTAATCGACGGAGACTTGGTAGCGATCGTGATGCCGATGAATATGGACAAGCCAGATGCCAAGGTAAAGGATTTAGTAGCTGGCAAGTATGACTTCGAGGCTGAGGCAGCGGAGGCAGCAAAGTTCCCACCGCCACAAGCCAAGTCGAAACTCAAGAAGGCTGCTGAGCAAGCCGATTCCGACAAGAATCTTGCAGGTCAGATCAAAGCGGCGTCCGAGTCACTGCGCAACCAGTCTGGAGACACCGATGTCCTGTACCAAAAGACCAATGTGGATCCACAGGTTGTCGTTCAGGCTACCGATCTCGCTATTGACGCCCAAGACGCCGGAATCGAGTCGTTTGACGAACTGGTGGCATTCTCGGTTAAGACAGTCGGAGAGCAGCGTACGCGAGACCTGGGGCAGTATTTGGCGGCAGCCGGGGACATGCTCGGGTTGAAGGGAGTTCGTCCGGTCGGAGACGTGATCGGAATGCCTGGGGTTACGCGAGAGCAAGCCATGGTATTGGCCAAGGCTGCATTCCCGATGCTCACCGACGAGCAGATCGAAGCTGGACTGGATATTCAGGACGCTACAGCGTTCGGACGGGATCAAGTGGGGTTTGCTCCATTTGGTACGCCTGCACCTGGAATGAGCCAGTCCCAGCGTGATAAGGGCGATGTGAAGGGCTGGACGCAGTTCATCAGCGCAGCCCGAGCAATTATTGGAGCAACTGGAAAGGCTGACGTTTCGACGTTCATCCACGAGCTGTTCCATCCAATGCGGAAATTCTTGCTAGACCGTAATATTCCAGCGGAAAGCCGGTCGGGAATTACTGACGAGGATATCAAGGCTCTTGAAGACTACGCCGGAGCCAAAGATGGCAAGTGGACCGTGGAGTCGGAGGAAAAGGCGGCGAAGGCCTGGGAACAGTATTGGTATGAAGGAAAGTCGCCAACCACTGCTCTGCGATCACTATTTGAGAAGCTGGCACGATGGATGCGAGAAGTTTACCGCGGTGTCCATCAGATCACCGGAGGGCAGTTGCCGCCCGAAGTTCGGCAGCTATTCGACAAGATTATCCAGCGCGGCGGGATCTCCGAACAGGAAATGCCACAGGACGACAATCTGACAAGCATCAAGAACGAGGTGATGAACGACTTGCGGGCCCAACGTGGGCTCCCTGAGTTGGCGGACGTGGCTGCACAAACTCAGCAGGAGTGGATTGACACAGCAGAGTCGAGAATGAGGGCAGAACCTGGCATTGCCGATCGGCTAGTCAAAGCGATCAATGCCAATCCACGAAACTTGAGCAATATTGAGGTAGCAATACTCCAACTCCACTACCGCCACGTCAACAACGAACTCGCGTCAGTCTCCGATCGACTGTTTGACGCAAAGGACGCAGGGGACGCACTGGAAGCGGCCAAGGTACAGCGTGAAGTCGATTTGGTGATGAATGCCCTGGCCGAGATTGAAGACGCCTCCAAAGCAGCCGGTCGCGAATGGGGACGTGCTGGGGTTTCGAGGCAGATCGTACTCAGGAAGGACTTCTCGTTGGCTGGGATAATGCGCAAGGCTCGAATTGCCAATGCCGGAAACGCTCTCAGTGCCGAACAGCAAGCAGAAATGATTGATCTGGCTAAACAAATAGCCGAACTTCAAGGGCAACTAGCCAAGTCTGAACAAGAGAAATTGGACCTGGAGCGACAGCAGCGAGTTAATCAATCTCTTGAAGAGGAAAAAAAGCGTACTCCAGCGCCGAGAAGATCGACCGCCAGGACAAAAGCGGTTGCAGCAGTATCGGCGTTCAAGCAGAAGTTCGCCGACATCTTTACGTCCAAAGAGTCAAACATTCTAAATCAAACTGAAGAGGAACGCATGGCAGAGGAAGCCATGGCGGTCGTAGAGGCATACGTCAAAGCAGGCGTATTCTCGTTCGGGGAGTTCATGGCGAATGTAAAACGCGACATCGGGGCAGACTTGCCGATTAAAGCCCGAGTAGCGTTTTCGACAGCATGGGCAAACGCCAGCATGTCAGGCGACATCCCAACACCTGGAGTTGATCCAAGCGACCTTGCTGGCATCACTCGACTAGCCAGGAAGATTCAGCGATCACTAGTTGAAGCTGGAATTACCGAACGCGAAGCAGTTGTTGACGGTGTTCACGAGTCTCTCCAAGAAATTGTTCCAGACATTACTCGCCGTGAAACAATGGATGCTCTTAGCGGATATGGACAGTACACAAAGCTATCGCAAGCGGAAGACGATAAGATTATTCGAGACATCAACGGACAACTCCAACAGTTGGCAAAGCTTGACGATATGCGATCTGGCCAAGCACCGTCTAAGACTGGTGGAGAGCGACGAACTCCTAGCGACGAAGAAAGACGTTTGATTAAGGAAGTCAACGAGGCCAAGCGACGAGGCGGGTTCGTGGTCACCGATCCGCAAGCTCAGTTGAAGACGGCTATGGAGGCCGCCAAGACAGCGGTTAGAAACCGAATTGCCGATATCACCTACGAGCTTACGCCCAAGCCTGATGGAACGTATTCGCGAATTGTTCGAAGCAAGACTGAGTTAATTCCTGACGCGGAATTGGAACAGCTTCGCAAGAGACGCGACGCACTATTGGATGTTCACAAGACTCTGTTCCCCAAGCCAGGGGCTACGATGGAGCAGAGAATTGCAGCGGCCAATCGTGCGATAGATGCGTCAATCGCTGACCTGGAGGAGCAATTGAAAACTGGCAATGTAATGCCTAAGGGTCGCAAGGTGCCAGTTTCGACTCCAGAGTTAGATGCAAAGCGAGCACGACTTGCAGCACTGCAAGAACAGCGTGATGCTATTCGTGCATTGGCAAATCCAAAGATGACACCGGAGGAACGTGCCGACAAAGCTTACAAGGCAAGTCTACTGAAACGACTCGCCGACTACCAAGAGAGAATGGTCAACAGCGAGTTTGATGCAAAGCCCAAAAAGGAAGTGCGAGTACTTACTCCTGAGCAGTTGCAACTCAAGAAGCAACTTGAAGACGTTAAAGACCAATTCTTTCAGAAAGCGGCCGAGTACCGACTAGCCCACATGAGCCCAGTGGAAAAGGCGTGGGACTACGTCAAGGAAACGTCACACTTGTCTCGTGCAATTATGACCTCATTTGACTTGTCGGCGGTGTTTCGTCAGGGCGGTGTAGGCTCGCTTGCTCACCCAGTGTTAGCGGCGGAAACATCTCGTGAAATGTGGAATGCGATGAAGTCAAGCCAAGCGGAGTTTGACATTGCAGAGGGAATCCGTAACGATCCGATGTATCAATTTGCCATGACTGCGAAACTTGCGATCACTGAGGAGGATGGCAAGATCACTCGCCAGGAAGAGGCATTCATGGGACGTTGGGCGCGGCATGGAATTGGAAAGACAGGCAGCAAGGTAAATGTCATTAGTCAAAAAGCCTTGACTCCAATTGCTATGTCGGCCAGAGCGTACACGACATTCCTAAACGGCATGCGATTCAAGCTGTTCAAGTTGATGGTCAATAACCTTGGGGCTAATGGACAGGTTACTGCGGACGAAGCAAAGGTAATCGCACAGTACGTCAACGTGGCTACGGGGCGAGCTGACCTTGGGAAGTACAATCAGGCCATGGCGAACTTAAACGTGCTGTTCTTCGCGCCGAGGTATGTTGCTTCACGATTCCAGTTCTTTGCATTGCCGTTCTACTTGCTTCCGCAAAAGAATGTTTCGTTGCGAGTCAAGAAGCAGATCACCATGGAGTACGCAAGATATGCAACTGGACTCGGAATATTTCTTGGCACAGCAGCAGCACTTGGAAGCCTGTTGTTCGACGACGATGATGATGACAAGCCTACAGTAGAGCTTGACCCTCGATCATCAGATTTCGGCAAGATCAGGATTGGAGAAACACGTATTGATCCAATGTCTGGATTCTCGCAAGTGGTTGCCGTAGTCTCGCAAGTATTGACTGGACGCAAGAAGGGAGCTGACGGAGAGATTCAGCACTTGCGCGGTGAAGGTCGTAAATGGGGTTCGCCAACAACGTGGAATGTCATGTCGGACTTTGCACGTAAGAAGTTTGCTCCAATCCCAAGTGCAGTATTTAACGTCATTGTCGGAGAAAATGTAGTTGGTGAAGAGGTGACGCCACTGACAGCCACACGAGACTTGTTTATTCCATTGTCCGTGTCCGAAGTCAAAGAGACGATGCAGGCAAGAGGCGTACCAGCGGGATCAGCGATTACGATCCTCACACTGCTTGGAATGGGCGGAGGAACGTACGGTCCGAAGACCAAGTTCGCCAATGGAACCGAAGAAGAAAGAAAAACACAACTTGAGAACGACTTGAAAAAAATGGAGTGGGATTCTCCCGATCTTCCATACCGCGATCTGTTGAACGAAGAACAGTACGATCAAATGAACGATCGACGCGAGGAGCGAAAGCAGGATCTAGCGTACGCGGCAACAGCACTCCCGGTACACAACAAAGGTCAGAGCAAAGAGAGCTTTGAGAAGGAGGTTGCCGCTCACCAAGAGGCAATAGATGCTGTGCTGAAAGCTGGCTGGACAGAGGAGTTTGTTCGTCAGTTGCTCAGGGACTACGCAAAGACTCGAGGAAACAAAGAAGCGGTAGTAGATAGGATTCGTAGAATAAGACGCATCTTTTCAACTCAAGGCAAGTAGCGTAATATAGTCCTGGCGTTCCAGCACTGACGCCGACAACTGACCTCCCAGCGAACCGGGTAAATTTCGCTGGGAGGTTTTTTTATTGGATACCTCTTGCTTCCCAATTTGCAAGTTGGTATTATTGACCCCGATCAGTAACAAGTTGCTGTTCAAAGCTCGTATCCACGGAGGCAGAAACGTGGAGTATCGGAATTGCGGCATGTCGCATAACCGAAATGTTCACGAGCGGTGGAACTCCGCGCCGGAGACGTAACCGGCAAATTTACCCATTCAATCGAAAGAACAATCATGTCGAGTGCTGACGACAAGACTTCTGATACTCCTGCTGCGCCGATTCCACCAGATCTAGTACAAGGCAGCAAAGAGTGGTATGCCGCTCGTTGTGGAAAGATCACTGCCAGTTGCTTCGGTAAGCTGGCCGGTAGTGCTCGTTCTGGTGGCGGATTCTCGCAGACCGCTATGACATACATGACGCAGGTTCTCGCTGAGCGCATCACTGGTCGGCCACAGGACGAAATCAATTCCAAGCATATCGAGCATGGCAATAAGCACGAGCCAACAGCACGGCAGTTGTATCAGTGGCACATGGCTAAACGCAAAGGTCTCAAACAGGTTGGATTCATTAACCATCCGAAACTTCAGTACTGTGGCGGATCGCCTGATTGCCTAGTCGGTGACGATGGTGTACTGGAAATCAAATGCCCATACACTATCCACACGCATTTCGCCAACATCGAGAACGATGGCACTGGCGACAAGGATTACATTTGGCAGATGCAGGGCAATCTGTGGCTGACCGATCGCAAGTGGTGTGACTTCGTCTCGTTCCATCCATACGTACCGAAGGAACTCCAGTTCCATGTTGTACGCTGCGTCAGGGATGAAGACGTGATTGAAGACATTGAAGTACGAGTTACTCGGGCGCTAGAGCAGATCGCAAAACGCCTTGAGAACATTCAGTCGCGTGTAAGGCTGTCGGTGTAATGGAAAAAGATAACGTTCGGACACACTTTAGTTGGTCGATTGAGCATCCTGGAGGGCAATGCCCGTTTTGCGGCGGCAAGACGGTGCTGATTGTAGCTCCAGGCTTATGGGATGCGGATGAAGAATCAGCTATCGAGACAGTCGGTCGAGAGCGGTACGAAAACGAATTTAGAGATGGACTGATGGTTCATGATGAATTGACAGGACACTATTGCGGAATATGCGAAAAGTTGGTTTCTCTTTCGCTCAATACTGGTCCTTAAAGCAACTGTCGGTGTAGCTATGGCAAAATCAGTGTTTCGATACTCGAAGCCACTTTGCCCGAAGTGTAACTCTCCAAAGGTAACTATTGCATCCGGAGAGGCAACTTGCGGTAAGTGTGGAAATGTTTGCTACGAAAAGCATCTTCAATACATAACGTCAACGATCACAAAAAAGGATAAATGATGACTAAAGACACTGAGCTGGCAGTAGAAGAGTCCTCCGAAGGACAAGAGAACCTACGACTGTGGAAGTCGGTGGAGAAGACACCACCGGACATGACCAAGCTTGTTTCCTATGGGAAGCGTAAATACACGACGATCGATCCTCAGTGGCAACTGCGAGTCGCTACAGCGTTGTGGGGGCCGTATGGCGATCGATGGGGAATGCGCAATCTGGAGTATCGCTTTATCGACATTCACGATCGCGACGAAAAGCGAACGTTCCTGACATCGAGCGTTGTTTTGAAAGCTGAATTCTTCTACCCATCCAACGGCAAGGAAGTCTCGTTTGAAATGCTCAACGATGACAAGTGGACATCGGGAGACGACACGCTTAAGAAGCTGATTACAAACACCCGATCCAAGGCTCTAAGCATGCTTGGATTCTCCGCTGATGTGTTCCTTGGCAAGTTCGACGACGCCAAGTACGTCCAGACGCTTAAGGCATTGTACGACGATCAAGACGCATTTGTCAGCACGATAGCCACGGCGATCCGGACAGCAAAAGACTTTAACGCATTGGATAAGTGCAGGGAGCGTTTGGAGGAGATCGTTGGAGACGGAACACTTGAGGACGTAGCAGTTGCTCAAGAGTTGAAGGAGTTGATTACACAGCGTAAGCGAGAGCTGTCAGTTAAGTCATAGTTGGTTGGATCACTTTTACACAAGGCAGTAACCATGGTTCATGGGTTAGAGACGATTAAGAAATTGAATGACGAGGCAGTGTCTAGTCACAGTCCACTGTCGGATTTGAAAGCTGCACTCAAGGCAGACGAAGACTACGCTTGGACTTGGTTGTGCAACTTGGCTTGCATCGGCCTGGATTCTGGCGGAACACACGAGAACTCCAATCGTCGTGCAGCGCAGTTCATGCGAAATGCTTTTGACATTGACGTTACCCAGTGCGAGAACTGGAAGCAATTAGAACTCCAATGGAGTGAATCTGTTCAAGAAGAAGAAGAAGCTCAGCCAACGATTGATGAATGGATGCAGGCCTATGACGCTGCCGTTGAGTCTGGCCAGTCTCGTATATCACGCGAAGAAGCCGAGAAGCGTTACGACAAAGAGTATGGACGCAACCGACAACAGAACGACGACTATTAAAAACCCAGTTAGTTAATGCTGTGGTGTACGCGGTTGGTCACGATCACCTGTTTGAATGAAAGTGAAGATTGAAATGCAAGTGCTGAAGTATGAAGCCCATAATGTTCTGGGCGTTAAGGACATCAAGTTTGACTTGGCAGGTCGCCACCTGTTTCTCGTTGGTGGCGCTAATGGCCAAGGCAAGTCATCGGCGCTGACTGCTCTCGTCATGGCCCTGGCTGGCAAGTCTGGAATGCCAGACTATCCCGACATTGCACTTCGTAATGGCGAAAAGAAGGGCAAGGTCACGATCGAGCTGACCGGCGACGAGGAGTTGATGGAATCCAAGTCGATCACGGTCGAGCTGTCGCTGCGGAAAAAGACAACTGGATCCGTTGTCGAAGAATTCCGCGTCTTGGACTCGACCGGCGAGGAGGCACCAGAGCCACGCAAGCTACTCCAACGACTGTTTACGCTGCGAGCGTTTGACCCCCTGGCATTCGAGCGAATGAAGCCCAAGGAAAAGGCTACGCTCGTTTCACAGATGCTTGGACTAGACCTGTCGAAGTTCGACAAGGAGCACAGCCGAGTATTTGAAGATCGGACAGTGCTAGGTCGCGACGGCAAGAAGTTGGCAGCCCAGTTTGAAGCGGCTCCAAGGCACGCGGACGCTCCAACGGAAGAGGTTAAGGTTGTCGACCTGATGACAGAAATGGAGAAGTTGCATGGCAGGTCTGCCGAGCGATTAGAGATGGCTAAGCTAGCCAACGATCTTTCTTTCGAGCAGAAGAAACTGCGTAAGCAAGCGGACGAACTGGTAGAGCAAATAGCAACGCTTCAACAGACTCTTGAGAGCACGAGGTCTAAGATTGCAGGCGCTGAGATTTCCGAAAAGAACGCTGTCGAAGCAATTAACGCTTTGCCAGATCCGTCAGTTGAGATTGCAGCCGTCAAAGAGAAGATCGCACAGGCAGACTCGACTAACCGCAAAGTGCGAGAGAACGCCGCTCGGGAAAAGCTTGAAAAGGAACTCAAGAAGTCTCGAGGAGAGTACCAGAAGCTCACCGACCGCTTGACTGAGATCCAGGAAGAACGCGCCGAAGCTGTCGCCAAGGCAGAATGGCCGATGCCAGGGATGGAGTTGACGGAGGATGGTCTGCTCATGAACGGTCTGCCGTTTGAGCAAGCTAGCACTAGTCAGCGAATTATGGCTAGTGTCAAGGTGGGGATGGCATTAAATCCAAAATTGCGACTTCTGGTATGCCAACACGGTAGCGATCTGGATAATGAGACGCTGGACGCTTTGGCAAAGGTTGTCGAAGAACAACAGTTCCAGCTTTTGATTGAGCTGGTGACGAGATCAAAGGAGGACGAGGAGCGCTGTGCCGTGATCATTGCGGACGGCGAAGTGGTAGGTGCCACTAAGGCCCAAGACACGGATGAGTCTTCTGACACGGACGAAGATTCACCGGAAGAGAAGTAAGGACTGACAACACGGACGCGACCCGCCAAGGACGGTGGGTCACGGATGGCTTTTTAACATCAATTTGAAAGGGGAATACTGTGGGCGTATTGGAAAAGTTTACGCTGGGATCGCTGAGCACGATGGACGGCGAGCGCATCGCCATCGCATTTGAGCAGGCACTTAAGCGAGTGGTTCAAGACTGCGACGATCGACCAGGAGAGAAGCTGGCAAGATCGGTAACCCTCACGCTGGCCGTTAAGCCTGTTCTTGACTCTGATGGAATGTGCGAGGACTGCAACGTTCAAGTGGCAGTCACCGATTCTGTTCCAAAGCGCAAGAGCAAGGTTTACAACATGACGGTTCGAAAGGGCGGTCATTTGGTCTACAACAACGAGTCGCTTGATAACGTCGATCAAGAGACGATGGATTTCGAGTAACCTCGTAGACGGCACTGTCGCCTTGGGCAAGCTGGCAGTCAATACCCGGATATGACAACGCCTGGGACGTATGGAGAGAAAGCAGTCCTTTCAAACCATAGACAGTTCAAAATAGTGATGACGCCGGGGCGAAGGAAAGTCGCTAACTAAACCCGTGAGTGGCTCCACTTCACGCCAGATACGAGAAGGCTGGCAAATGGGTCGGTTTACAAGCGATTTTGTAATGGGTGGTCGCTGGGTAATAGACTTCGATGTCAACCGACCCACTGTGTTTCTAATCACTTAACCAAGGAATAAGTAATGTTAAAAGAACTGTACGTACAAGTTGTCGAAGACACCAAGAAATCAGTGGTGCCAAAGTTGATTGATCTTCCTGGGGGAAAGGTGCTGCTCCATTTGCCAGGCACTGATTCAAAGGTTCTGGAAAAAAACAACGTTCAGCACTCCGATGTTGTATCCTCCACTGAAAGCATGCTGGATTGGTGCGAACGTTACGAAGAGGCGAATCTAGTGCTAAAAGTGTTTGCGCGTTACATCGAAGTGACGGCTGATCGTAATCATGAGCACTTACGGAACGCAGTGCGATTCGATTTGGCACACACTCGCGCCATGACCGATTTGTTGGACTGGATGAACCGACCACGAAGCCAGCAGCAAGTTGTTGCAGCTATGCGTACAACGCTGGCCGGTACGTTCGACGACGCCAAGCTTTTACCGATCTTCCGCCGACTAGACTTCTCCCGCAAGAACGATGGAGGTAAGTCGATCGCTCACACTGGCGAATCGCTTGGAAAGTCGATTGAGGCTCGCGCCCAGTCTGCGAGCGGCGAGATTCCTGAAACTCTTGTCTTTGACCTTAACGTCTACTCCAACATTCTGACGCCATCAGTAACGCTTCGGTTTGCCTTGGATGTTGATGCAAACGTGGAGCTAATCAAGATCACCCCGGTAGGAGACTGCATTGCTGACGCCTACAAGGTAGCCTCTCGTGCCATCGTGGCTGACCTGAAGACAAAGTTGCCAGCCGCCCTCGTTGTTTGCTGCGACTAGTTCGGATCATGACACCGTGTCCTAGCACGGTGTTCCTTCTGCGCTGGCATGCCGCAGGTGAAAAGCATGCCGTTTTATCTTTCCACGGAGACCTATCGCATGAGAGACTTGCGGCCATCTGATCGAATTGCCGACGACTTCAGAAGCATCGAAGATGAATATGGGACAACTCTGCCTTTGTGCTGGAAAGATCCAAAGGACTGGGCAAAGTGGTGGTTACGTCAGGAAGAACTTCACGACTTCGTTCGTCTTACAGATGAACAGCGAGAGGTGTTTAATCAGATACTTGCAACTGGAGACATAGCATGAGCGTCAACGATCGAGTGATAAGCAGTGAACTCGCAAAGTACGAAGCGGTGATCGAGCGAGGAATGAGGACGATCATTGATGTCGGCATGGCAATGAAAGCAATTCGCGACAAAAAGCTATACCAGGGGCAACATGAAACATTTGAGCTTTACGTTAAAAATAGATGGGAATGCAGCAAATCAAGAGCATACCAGCTAATTGAAGCTGCCGAGGTCGACGCCAATTTGTCCACAATTGTGGACAAAAACGATTTACCCCAAATGGAGTCTCAGCTACGCGAAGTAGCCAAGGCACCTGTCGAAAAGCAGGCGGAAGTGGTGAAAAAGGCGGTGGAAAAGGCTGCCGAAGAGAATCGCAAGCCAACGGCCAAGGATTTCAAGGCAGCGGTCAAGCAGGTTACTGCCGAGCTAGTGGATGATGTGGAGTACGAGGACGCCGAGGAGGAATCGCCACCCGAGCCTAGTCACCATCCAAAGCAGATGGCAGGCCCCCTGATGGCTCATGTCAAGACGCTCGTCCAGATGCTCAACGATCTAAAGAAGCGCAAGGAGGAGCGTGGCGGCGAGTGGATTGACGTTCAGTCTATTTCAACGCAGATCAGTACGCTCAAGTACAGCATCAAGTCGTCGATCTACTACGCTGACTGCCCAGCTTGTAAAGGCGCTGGTTGCGACAGATGCCGAAAGACTGGGTTCCTTCCTGAGTTGAAATCGGACATGGTGGACGAGTCGAAGTAACGCAATGCGTAACCGAGCCCCCGCCAGTTACGCCTCCATTTCAAATCGACCGAATCGGGGGCTTCGGTTCACGCAATTGTTATCGGGCGAACATGACAGCAATCACACATTACCAGTGCAATTTGTGCCATCGGGATCTTGACCATAGAAAATCGACGGGATCAATCCCCGACGGATGGCCAGTTCGATGGACAGGACCAGGAGTTGCTAGGCCGATACCGATGATGTGCGAGCGTGACGGATGCAACAAGCCAGCCGATTACGATTGCGAACCGATTCCAGGAACCGCCGAGCCTGGATGGGAAAACGAACCAACGGCAAGATGCGAAGAACATTCAAAAGGTCTATTGATTCTCAGGAGGTGTGTAGATGTTTCCAAAGATTAGAAAGTGGCGTGGTCGATGGCAGTTTCAGTGGTTTCGCAATGGGCGTCTGCATTACGGAACGAACTCTTTCCGGCGTTGGTTGACGTACCCGATTCGCGTGATTCGAGGAAAAGTCTAAGTCAGGCGAACGCTCGGATTGTCCGAGCACGAACAAGAAAACTAACCATAAGGAAAAACGTCGATGAGTGCTTCGGATCAATCCGTTGTTAGCACGCGATACCGTGAGTGTGAGTTTCCAGAGCCAGCACGATTAGGGCTGATTTCTCAGGGAGCCAAACCAATCAAGGCAGTCGTTTGGGAGCGAGAGAATCACGTAGCGTATGGCATGTTCTCGGAAGATCCCAGCGGCGAAAACGGCGAGATGGAAAAGCATCTTAGCGTGTCAGCATCGACGCGATTCCAAGGGCGAAGGATGCCAACATTCGAGGAAGTCGAAGAAGCCGCAAAGGCGGTTGGACTCGACTTGGAGAAGTGCCAGATTTCAAAGCACATGCTCGGCGTACATTTGTTTTGTTCGTCGTGCTAACGCGGCAGGCTCACCGATTCGACAAAGGAACAACATGGCTACAAAAGAAATGATCATACAACTAAGTGACACAGATCGTGAATTGATACGTCGCCTCACAGACGCTCTCGAAGGAGCTAGACCGCCTCGGTCGAACTCGGTGCAGCCGCTTGTTGGCCCGCCGGATGTTAACCAAGGTGAGCCTGCCGCGTTGGCCCGACCGGCGACTATCGCGGAGGTTATGTCTGTTTTGCAAAGATGGCTTATGGTCATTAGTTCGGACTGCGTACCGCTACACTCAAAATGGCTTTTCAAAAATCACTGCAAAAAGATGTTCCAAGCGTTGGGAACGTTAGACCAAGGGCCAGGAACTAAACCTCCCCCGGAGATTAGCAAATGGAAGCCCTGGGAGTCTGACGACAGCGAATAGCTTATTTGAATAGGTTCCTGGCCCGGTCGGGCCAACAACGTCATATCCTGCGCCGCGCAGATATATTTTTAACGCACACTACTAGAATGGTGGCAGATGAGTTACCTATTCACGGACTGGGATGAAGCACAAGCCCAGCAGCAGATTGCCAAGACTTCGAAGCAGAAGATTAAACTGCGTCCGTACCAGCTAACCGCGGTAGATGCGGTGTATGAGGAATGGAAAACGGTTGAGTCGACAATGCTCAACATGGCAACTGGACTTGGCAAATCTGTTTGCTTTGCAGAGACAATGCGTAGGTGGGATATTGTGACGCAGGGCAAGATATTGCTAATTGCTCACCGCAAGGAATTGATTCTTCAAGCTATCGGTCATGCGCAGAGGGCTGGATTGATAAGCGGAATGGAGATGGCTGGCAAGCACGCCGATGGAACTGAGGACGTTGTTGTGGCATCAGTACAAACTCTAAATGCTACTCGAAAGTGCGGGGTTTGTTTCGGCGAGGGGTGTGACGAATGTTTCAACGGAAAGGTCAAGAGATTCACGAGATTCAATCCAAGAGACTTTGGGCTGATTGTCTGCGACGAGTTCCATCACTTTACAGCGGTGTCTAATCGCAATGTACTAAAGTGGTTCTCGCAGAACCCAAACATGAAGCTACTCGGAGTAACCGCTACTCCCAAGAGAGCAGACAAGCAAGGGTTACACAATGTCTGTAAGAGCGTAGCTTTCACGATGGAACTGCGCGAGGCGATCGACGAAGGATGGCTGGTACCAATTCGTCAAAAGTTCGTCACGGTCGAAGGGTTGGACATCAGTAGGGTCAAGGTCGTAGCTGGCAAGCTTAACGAAGGGCAAGTCGAAGCGGCATTTCTCGGCACTGAAGAAGACGAAGAAAGGCTGTTACACTCCATCGTCAAGCCGACTATCGAAGAGTCGGCAGGGCGAAAGACAATTGTGTTCGCGGCTGGCAAGGATCACGCTATCAAGCTAGCTGCATGCTTTGCAGCACATGGAGTTGAGGCTGGCGTCGTCGTTGAGGACACCGACGCTACCGAACGGGCTCAGGTTGTTGAGCGATACAGCAACGGCAGTTTGCAAGTCATCGTCAACTGCCTATGTCTATCTGAAGGGTTTGACGCTCCAGCAACAGAGATCATCGCTAACTGCCGTCCGACAAAGAGTGAAAGCCTCTATTGTCTTGATGAGTACACGCAAGTCTTGACGCCAACCGGATGGAAAGGGATAGACGATAAGTTCGATTTGTTGATAAGCGTAGATAGAGGATTGAGATGTTACAGCAGCGATGTGGTTGCGAGGATTGAAAGAGAGTTAATTTCAGGCGAGCAGTTCTATGGCGTCAATGGAAGGATGCTAGATATTTGCGTTACTGACAATCACACGATGATCGCTCAGACTAGACACGGAAGAAAAAGAATAGTCACAACTGATACATACTTGGCGTCAACCATGCCAAGGGAGTTTAAGATTCCAGTTGCAGCCAGATGGAAAAACGACACCGAATCTGCGCTAAAAGACGAAGAGTTGCGATTTATCGGCTTAGTGATGACAGACGGAACTATCAATAAATTCACGTCGCAAATAACGATTTCGCAGTCCGAGAGACATCCAGAATGCATCGAATACATACGCGAAGTTCTGGCAGACTGTGGATTTAAGTACACTGAATCAACTCGCAACGACGACACCAACTTCGGCGAACGTAAGTTCCCTATCCACACATTCACGATATCCAAAGGTCTCCCCAGAGGGACCGACAAGCACCTCACTGGATACGAGCGGATAGCGTTTGCGGTAACTAAGCATTTCAACGATGAACTGAAGCTGCTAAGCCGAAATCAGCTTCTTGTCCTTTTGGAGGCCATGAACGTTGGAGACGGGGCAAAGTTTAAGTGTCCGAGTATTTACTGGACTCCTCGAACAATGAATATTTGTTCTGCAAGGATTGATGTCATCGATGCAATTCAAGCTGCTTGCGTAACTAATGGAATCCGATGCACTCTAGGCGCGAAGAATCAAAACGGCGTGAGCACAATGCTCATAGATCCAACTCGCGAGTGGGTTTTTCTTAGTTCATCAAATAGCGACTCTAGGCAAGTGTGGGGAAAGCTCGAATCAAAATCAAAACGGGTATGGTGCGTGCAGTCTGAACATGGGTTTTTGATAACACGGCGATTTGGAAAGGTTGCGATTGTAGGGAATTGTCAAATCATTGGTAGAGGTACTAGACCGCTTAAGGGAGTTGTTGACGGACCAGAGACAGCGGAAGAGCGCAAGGCAGCGATCGAAGCAAGTTCCAAGAAGCATTGCGTCGTTCTCGATTTCGTAGGTAACAGTGGTGACATCAAGCTTATCAGTGTTGCCGATGTTTTGGCTGGAAGCAGTGTTGACCCAATAGACTTAGCTGAAGCGGTGCGAGTGGCAACGAAGTCGGGCGAGACGGTCGATATTGAGGAGTTGGCAGAAAAAGCCAAGCAATCGCGACTTGAGGCCGAGCAGAGAAAAGAAGTAGAGCGACGACAAAGGCTACTTACTAACACTAAGGCCG